GTCATTTCCTGCTGTAACTTCATTTACATCCAATAAAATTGAAGAAATTAAACCTGTAGCATTGCTTACTATTAATTTTGGTCGAGGTAGTTGTCCTTTTTGAAAAGCAAAGCCCGAAGCCTGTATTGGAAATCTAAGATACTCTACTCCTTTCCATTTGATTTTATTATTTGCATTTAAATTACTACCAGCATGAAAATAATATGTTGTACTAGCACCATGTAATGCTGAATCTAATTTAAGTTGAAATAGCTCAATAATTGCCGAGGGGTTTATAGATTGTAAATCTGCAAAAGTGCTACTAAATGAAATATATCTAACACTATTATCATAAACTGTTTGACCTACAACACTTGCCCAATTTGGTTCACTAGAACCAGTAGTACCTGCTGTGGTTACTTTAAAAAATAATCCATTATTTGCAGAAGTAGGTGCAACTATCGCACCTAAAGATAAACTAGCACTAGCAGACCAAACAGTAGTCATTACGAGGCAGGTTCGAATACTTGTCTAAAGGTAGCTTGAATTGTAGCTCTATTGTTATATGGTATTGATTTACTCCAATTTTCACAAACAAATTCGGAAGATGAACTTTCTCCTGGTGGAGTAAAAGTAAAGCTATCACTATCATTTGCTCTAGCATCTAAAAACGTTTCTATTTCGTCTGATTCTGTTTCTGAAACATTAAAAGTAAGTTGAAAAACTTTTGGATTTTGATGTTGAGCTAATCCAAATAAAATTCTATGTTCATAACCATCAGCAAAACGAACTGTTCTAGTAAATGGTGCAGACCTTTTCTGTTGTCCGTATGTAGGTTTTATTGAAGGAAACGTAGCCATTATGCAAGTAAACCTCCTGGTCTTTGTTGCTGTATTATTTCAGATTGTACAGCAGAAGAAATCAGTAGACCAAGTTGTTTACCTTGTTCTTCATCTCCCTCTACATTAGATCCAGAAGCATCTACATTTACCACAATATTTGTTGAACCACCCATAGAATGATTTGGAATTATAGTGCCTGCACTATTAGGAACAAAAAGTTCTGGACCTCTTTCTCCTACTAATGAAGGTCTGCCTACAGGGGGTCTACCACCATTAGCAAAACTATCCATCGTAAGGGAACCTGGATCGGTTGCTCCTCGATTAAAACCTGCAAAAACATCAGTTTCACCTCCTCCTCCTCCAAAAAATCTCAATCCAATACCTAATATTTTCATCTGTATTTGTTTTGCAATCATCTGTGCAGCCATATCCAAAAACGCATCTGCTGTACGCATAAATAAATTTCTTAAGGCTTCTTGTGCTGTCATTGATCCTTTTACTATTCCTTTAAATGATTCCCCAAAAGCATCTCCTACTGTACTTGCAACAGTTGTAACCATATAACCTACACTCATTAACTTTCTTAATTCTGCGGATACAGAATCTATAGCAGATGGAATACTATAACTCATTGCTTGAACTTGAGTATCTAACTCTGTTAACAAGTCTTGAAGTTCTGGTAAATCTGTAAACAATTCATCATAAAACTTTTTAATATCAGCAATACGTTCTTCTGCTTTTTCAGTAGATGTTTCAAAGAAATCAGGAAAGAATTTTTCTAAATTTATCAATCCTTTCATAAATACCAATATTTTTAATTGTTGCTTAAGAATGTCTCCGACTCTTTCTGCTCTAGTAATTTGTTCTGCATCTGCTAACGCTTTTTTGTAATTTTCTTCTAAAATCATTCGATTAAGTTTTAATTGCATATCTTTGAAACTTGTTAACTTTGCTTCTTTTAATAATTGAATTTGTTGTGAAATACTTAATCCATTTTGAGTATCTAATATTGCTGTCATAAGTGTATTTGTATCACGCATAGCAGCTAAATTTTTAAAAGTATTAGGATTATCACCAAAAATAAATGCAGCAGATTTTCCTGCCTCTCCAAACCTTGCAAATTCTGTAGCAACAGCAAGCACTTCATCTTTAGTCATTCTCAATGTTGACTTCAGTTGATTAAAAGATTCTCTTGTAAAGCCAGAAGAAACGCCTGCATTTTCAAACGATCTGCTAATTTTTCTTAAAGACTTATCTAATTCATCTTGTTGTTGTATAACAGATCCAATTGCTGTACCAACAATAGATAAAGCAAATCCAAACTGACCTCCTATAGCTCCACCGATAGCACCACCAATACCGCCACCAACTGCTGCTGCACCCGTTTGTCCGAACAGTAATGGAAACGCTCCACCAATAGCTGCACTAGATATTGTAGAGCCTGCTCCTGACATAAATCTTCTTCTTGCATCTGCCCTCGCAGTTTTTTCTTTTGCAGCAGCTAATTGTTCTTCTGCTATCCTTTGTTGCCTTTTAACTATTATCTCGGCTTTGCTAAAAGAAATACCTTCTTTTATAGCTAACCTTTGTGCTTTTAATCTTTGTTCTCTTTGTTTTAGTTGTCTATTATATTTGTTTTCTACTTGAACAAGATTCTTTACCGCATGATTAAACTCTTTTGTACCTACTGCTGCTTCATCTAAAGCATCTCTAGCATCTGTAACTGCCCGTGATAAATTTTTAAAATTTTTGACAACAGGAGTACCAGCAGTGCCAGCTTGTGCTTTTTTATTAATAAAGTCTATGTTTTTTCTTAATTGGTCTGTTCTTTTATTGACACGATCTAATTCTTTTGCACCTGCAACAGCTAATCTTATCGAAACATCATAATTAGCCACTTGCTATAAAAACTAAAACATTTTCTCTATATTACCTTCTTTTGTTCTTTAAAGCACTACTTCTTTGTGCTTGTTCCTGTTGTTTTTTAAGTTCTTCATGTTCTATTTCTGCATAAGCAGCCCAACCTATCATTTCTTCTACAGTTAACGTCTCTGATAACTCAGCAACAGTTTTTCCTAATTCTTTTGCTAATGAAAATATAAATCTCCAATCGTTATTTGCTTTTTAAATCGGCTTTAGCCTCTTTTACCTCCCTAGTTTGACCTGCTTCTATCATTGCTAATTGTATTTCTTGTAAAATATTTGCTTCAACTTCTCTCCTAAGAGATGCTTTATCTCCATCTTGAAAAAGTTTATTACCGTCTTTATCTAATGCCTTCTCAATCATTAACATCAAAGCAAAATCATTAGTATCATTAGCAGTTGATTTTTTAGTTATTGACTCTCTTTCGGCAATAGTAAGAGGATTCCAATACACGCTAAAAATAATTTTTCCGTCTTTAATTACGTCATGTTGATATAGCTGGCTGACACCAAAACTATTCTTCAAAAGTTCGATTGCTCTAGTCATAAAATAAGTATTGCTACTTTATTATACTAGGCATTAGCTGAGAATTGGCAAGATATTACACCAACAAAATGACTTCTATCTTCAATTTCAAGCATTGTAGGACCATTAATATCCTGCACTCTTGGTTTGACACTGAAAGTATCTGTATATCCAGAAGCATTAACAGAAGTTAAACCATCAATAACAGCTTCAGCTATTTCAGATAATTGACTTGTCCCCTTACTTTTTGGAACGTAGATATTACATTGAATAACACCAGAATAATAATCAGACGAAGCTCCTTGATTTTGCAATGTTGATTGAGTATAGTTGACCATCATCATTACATATTTTTTAGTTTTACCCGAAGTCGTAAAAGTAACATTGTCATAAACCATTGAAATAGTTGGATCTACGTCCGAAACTGCGTCTGTAACCGCTTTTTCAAATGCTGCTCTTGTTTTTACTAAAGTCATAATTAAAGTACGTCAGAATAACCAACACTGGTAGTTTTTGCACCTAGTAAGAATAGCTTACCTTTTTTCTCCTTCATATTATCTCGTATTATTTGAGCTAAACGACCTTGAACAAAATTTTGAATTTTACCTCCCTCTAAAGCATAAATAGCATATTTAGCTTTATTACCAATAAAAACACTTTTTTTTATGCTAAAAACTCTTTTAACAGGAAATCGAGCTTCAACCTTATTAGGCGGCTTATATGGTTTATTTTTACCAATCTTTGCAAATTCAGACCATGGTTTGTAATTCTTTACTTCTTGCGTTGCTTTTGGAGGAGTGTTTGCAACTTTCCAACTCGATGCAAAGAATCCTGTATAAACAGGACTATGTTTTTTTGTCGTTAAACTAGCATGAGTTTTTCTAATGACTCTATTAAAATCACTTTCAATAAGAACTTTTAAATCTCCAATAGGATCACTTTTTAAAAAATCTTTAGCCATCAGAATCGCACCAATATTGTAAATAGATAAACCTGTCCACCTCTTCTCGTATCAATATCATAAATCTGTGCAGTTCTTCTTTCTCCTGCATACGTCAGTTGAATCTCGTCATCGAAGTCCACTTGATTATCACCAATCAAATCGGGAGTAATATATAACTTTGCTTGTCTTATTTCTTTACCTTCATCATCTTCAGACTTAATAAATTCAATCGGTACTTTTATGTCTGAATAAGTTGTGTCTATAGTTATTTGTTCTCCTGTCTCTACGTTATAACTTGAAACTCCTTTCTTTACATAAGTAATAGTTGTATCAAGAGAATCTCCCAAAGTTGCAACTATATCTTTTGCAACGCT